AAATGTTTTTACATTAGATGGTTTAGGACCTGTGTTGGATGCTTGTTGTTTTCTTTTAACAGCCGATGCTCTTTGACCTTTACTCATAGCTCTAGCTTTTGCAATGGGAACACATTTTGGATAATTCTTTCTTTTTTCTCCACCACTTCTTCCACATTTAGGATAAGATCCATCAGACTTTCTATTTGCTATATCAACCCAGTTTTCTTGGACCCACTTACGTAAACCCATATTAATATTTTTTAGTTTTTTTTCTTCTATTTTCCATTACGCCGCCACAACCTTTTGCAACGCCGCCTTGTTTATAATTAGAAACCATTTTTCTTTCTTGTGAAATACTACCACCACCCATTTTTTTTTTACGTCCGCCTGGAACTATTTTTCCAGAACAAACTGCAGATGCATACATATTCGCATACGCGCTCGGGTACACTTTAAATTTTGCTTTTGCTGCTGCTTTTCCTCTTGGACAAAGTTTAGCCATTAAAAACCTCTCATTGCAATTTTTGGTATTCCTCTTATTAACCCACCTTTTGCTTTTCCTGGTGGTTTAGGACCTGCTAGCGGTTCTATAGGTATAATAATTTCATCTTCATCTTTTCCTCCAACACCAAGTTTTTTAGCAAGATCAATAAAATCTTTTCTCTTTCCACCTTTTGCTGCAAGATCTTTAAATTGTTGTCTTTTAGAGCTACCCATTATTTTTTCATTCCTTTAGATTTTTTTTTACCATTGATAATACCTCTACCTTTTAAAATATCTTTAAAAGTAACTTTGCCATCGCCTGTTAAATCCGGAAAACCTTTTTTACCTTTGGCTTTTCCACCCTTCATCATTTTTTCTCTTGGTCTTATTCCGTAATCATTTCTCATTTTATATCCTATCCGTTTTCTTGTTGTTTATTTACAGGTCTGTTTGCCATTGTTCTAGCCACAGATTCCGCACTGCGTCCCACGACGTAACCTCCCAAACCAACGTTCAATAATGTCCAAACGTCGCCAGGTAATTCAAAGGAAATTACTGCTCCTGTGAATACTTTTATAACAGGTCCTAGAATATAATTCCAGACCAAGATAAATATTAGTACATACATTAACAGGGGCCTCCAGCTCGATGCGAACCAGCCCGCTTTAGCCTCTGCCTCAACTATTTTTGCTGCAGCTTGTAATTCTGCTGTATTAGATTGTAGTAATTGTGTTTGTAATTGTGCTTTTAATTTTTCTTGAAGATCTTTATCAGGAACTGATTTTTCAATTGTGCTAAATAGAATTTTAGCTAAAGGTGCGACAGCTCCTAACATTTGAATCATGGTTTAGTACCACTTTGCTGATCTTTTTTTCTCTGAAAGAATACTTCCTTGACCTTGAACTTCTTCAACTTGAGTTTCTTGTGGATTTGACATTTCAATTTCTACTCCACCAAGTAAATTTCCTTGTTTGTCAGTAAATTTTGAAAAGTCTACATCTTTTTCTTTTGAAGATGAAGTAAAAGTTCTTGTTGAATTAGCTAATCCACCTATCGCCATTTTTTTTCTAGGCATTTTAGCTTCAGATAAGGCAATAGCAATAGCCTGTTTAGGACTTTTTACTTTTTTTGAAGATTGACCAATATTAAGTTCTCCTTTTTTGAACTCTCTCATTACTTTACCAATTTTCTTTTGTGGTTTTGTCATTTTCATAATCATATTTATACTCCTTTTTTATTTTTTAACAATAACTATTGTATTTTCTTATTCATATTAGAAAACTGTTGTTTTGCAATAGAAGTTGCAGCCCTTAATTCAGCTAAATCTTCATTTTGTTGTAGTTTTTCTTGTGTATTCATCTGATTCATCATAGCTCTCATCTTATCTAGATTAATTCTATCCTGACCTTCTTGTTTTTTTCTAAAATTCTCTTGAGCTTGTAGGTCAAGTTCTCTAGATTTTAATGCAGCAATAGGATCATTGTCAAATTGAGAGGTTATTTTTTTCTCTTCCTTCATAAATTCATCCATCATCTCAGCAATTAAGATTGCTTTTCTAGATTCTAATTTCATTTGAAACTCTTGAACCTGTGTTTGAACTGCTGGGTCTTGTGTAGCTTGAGGATTTTGAGAAAGCATTTGTATTTGTTGTAGCTCTTGTGAAAATTCTAACTCTACTTGTTCTAAAGCCATTAAAGAAATGTGTTCAAAAATATTTTTCTCTAACGATCCCATGATCACTGGATTATTTTTTGCAATGTTAGTTGACATAAAATTTAAATGCGAAGTGATGTGTGCTCTATGATCTTGTCCTCTAAATGCTTGAAAGGGTTGTCCTCCTAATGCATCAATGTGTTCTAATGCAGGATCTTTCGGCATTGGTCTTGTCGGTTGAATTAAAATTTTATCAATATCTTTTACACCTAATGCTTCATACATTTTTCTATAAATTTCATATAGGTTATGTATTTGAGGATTAGATTGAGCAAGTTGTAATTCAGTTTGTGCTAAACTAATTCTTTGTGTTTGTGAAAATATATTTGGATCAGCAACAGGAACGATATCTATTCTGTCATCAAAGTCTGTTTGTTTAATATTTTTTTGTCCACCTACAACATCATAAGGATATTCTTGTGGTAAATATAATTTAAATACTCTTGATAATAATTTGAACTCTAATTTTAAAGAAGCATATAATCTTTTATGTATAGCAGACATTGTTCTGCTACCTCTTTCCAGCAAAGCCACGGTCGTGCCCACTGCTGCTTGCTGATTCCCATCCCCTACTTGTATGTCAGCTATCGAAGCAAAGCGCTGACCTGCTTGAACCACGACCCCCATTAATGCTAATAAAGTTTGTGAAGGTTCCTTATAAGGCAAAGTCATAAATGCATCTCTGATGTTTCCACCTGGTGCATCTACATCTCTAAACTCTCCTGGCTGAATAGATTGTGCATCATCTCTAATTCTTATACCTCTCATTTTAAATCCTGCTGGTAAATTAGATAATGTTCCTGCATCTAACAGTTGACGTAGGGCTTGAGTAGCAGTTCTTGATAAACCGCCAATCATATGAATTAAACCAAAACCATAAAATCCAAGTCCTGGTAAAAATTTAAATTGAATAAAATATTGAATTTTATTTTTTTTAGGATCACCTATTTCATAGTTTCTACGAATAGATAAAATTTCACGAGAGCCTTCTTCTATCGTCACGATGTAAGGAAGTTTTATTCCAGTCATTTCCCCGTTGGGATCACGATCTTCAAAGCCCTCGAGATCCAAGTTTACATGACATTCTATTAATGTAAAGATGTCTTCATAACCTGATTTAGTTACTCCTTGAATTTGTCTCTCTTTTGATTTTATATCAGAAGTATCTACAGCAGAATCATCGCTAGGTAATAAATCTAAATCTTTATAAAAGCCTGCAACTTGTTGTTTTCTTAATTCATTGCCAGACATTTTTATAACATGCATAATTGCTTCAGCATCATCTAATGAAGTTGCTGAATAAGGAACTACTAAATCTTCTGCTGGTACAAATTTAGAAACAGCTCTTCCAAGTAAATCATCATAATAAACTTTTTTAAATGTAGAACCTGATAATGGTAAATAAAATAACATCTGATCAAATTCTGGTTCATATTCTTTCATAACATCCATAATTTGATAATTCATAAAATCTCTAACACGCACCGCTTGATCTTCTTTTTCTCTAGAAGTATTTCCAATTATTTGAGTTCTAACCGGTCCATCCGATGGTAATAATTCTTTATAAGCTAAAGCTTGAAACTGAGTTACTGCTTCTGCAAGAACAGGATGCGTGGCACTTGATGCACCTTGAAATGGTTCTGTTCTTTGCTCATATTTAAATCCTAATAAATCTAAACCTTGTGTGTATGCTTGTTCCCAATCTGCTCTTGAATTTTTATAGTCTTGAAAATTTTGATAAAGTTCTGAACCTAAGGGTCCTAAAATATCTTCTGGTAATAGCTCTGCTAAATTGTCAAAATGATTTTGACTTTCACCTTGACTAAAGGCTCCTGGTTCAAAATTAATTTCAACGCCACCATCTTCCGTTGGAGTAACTTCCACATCATCTGAACTTGGAATAGATTCTTGAAGCTCTACAATTTCTTCTGCTGAAGCCTGTGGATTTTCTATTTCAATTTTATTTGTAACTTCGTTTGGAAGTGATTTGTCTATATTTGCCATTTAATTTCTCCGATTTTACTATCTTAACCTTATTATATGTAACATTCAAGCCTTGTGGGTTGGGGCCTGATTTAGGTGGTATAGTTGTTGTTAATTTTTTCATCTTATTCCAAAATAAGATGGATCTATTTTATATCTTGCAATTAATGCATTTACTAAATTATCAGCTGTATCTGGATTAACTAATGGAGCATATGTTGGAACAAGATTTGTTATTCCTCCACTACTTTCAGTAGCTTCTGGAGGTGGTCCAAATTGAACTGATGTTTCTAATTGTGAATAATCATCTGGTGCTGTCACCCCTCTTGGATTTGCAACCGCCTCAGCTAAACCAACAAGTCCTTTTATAGCGTTAACAGTGGGAGAATATGTCATGTATGTATCAATTGCTTTTTTTGCTAAACCACTTAATGTACTCATAATTCCTGTGTCTTCTTCTGCTGCTGCAGCCGCTGCAGCTGTTGCTGCATCTTCTTGATCTGCTTGTGCTTGAGCAGATACATCATCAGCCGTTACACTTTGTGCTGCCGCTGCTTCATCTCCTGGTCCTATACCAAATCCAAATCCCTCTGATCCTCCTGGTCCTGGTCCTCCTGGTCCACCTGCTGGTCCTCCTGGTGCAGCGGTTCCTCCTTGATCATTCGCATCTCCTAAGGAACTTCCTTCTGGTGATCCCGGTCCTGGTCCTCCGTGTCCTGTTCCATCATCTGATCCTCCTGGACCACTATCTCCTTGGCCACCATCTCCATCTCCACCTCCAGCACCACCACCCGATCCTTGTAATGATGGAAGTCCAAATGGACCTTTGTTAGGTTTACCTTTTAATGAGCCATATAAATTTAAATCTATTAAAATTTTCTCTTCATCTTTTGTAATGTATGAAAGATGTGCAATTGGATGTTTAGGGGATGATCTCCAATGACGAGGAGCGTTAACTGTTTTTTGTTTTCCTAAATAATTTAAAACACCACCTTGTTTAACCGGTTTTGTCTTACTTGGTTTTTCAATATTAATATCGTATCTAATTTTCTTCTCAATCATGTTAATAATAAACCTTGTTTACTCTTGGGAGTGGATCATCTTTATAGTCTTCTGGGTGAGAAATCAACCCACCTTGTCTAAATCTCATTAAAGCTTGGGTCATAGAATCTACTAAATCGTCATTATCTCCATGTGGAAAGGCAGCACATTCTTCAATAACTTCTTGTGCAAACTCTCTACTTTTAGGTGCCCATATTTGACCGGCTTCAAATAAAGGTGCAACTGAATTAACTCTACTATGTTTATCATTACCTTTTGATGGAGTGTAATTAACAACGGGTATACCCATCTTTCTAAGTTCATAAGTTAATGGAAGCCCCGATGCTTTAGCCTCAATCAATACGGTTTCAGGTTTCCAGTATGTATATTGTTCGTGAGCCAGGCGCCTTAGTTCAGGGAACTCGACCCTTTTTTTAACGGCATCTAATAATATTAAATTGGGTCCTGAATCTTGGTCCGGATGAAACACGCCCCAAGTAGTGATCGCAGAATAATCCGCAGTTTCTTTTTTTAAAAATGCAGTATCATAAGATTGAATAACATGTTCAATGGGTGGTATGTAATCTTCCTGCCAATCTTTCCACCACTCACGTTTAATAATTGCTCCCTCTTCTGCAGTTGGGTTTTGCATGTATTGTGCATTCCATTTAGCAACACCAGCTGAAGCCTTGACCGCAAGTAAATCTTCTAACTTCCAATATTCTGGCCACACTGCTTTACCTGATGGCAGCACTGCTGGAAACTCAACGACTTCCCATTTATCAGCTTTCTCTTCTGCTGCTTGAGCCTTGATTAATTGTGCAGTTAAATCTTTTGTATTCCATCTCGTCATGACTAAAACAATTCGTCCACCCGGTTGCAATCGTTGACGGGGTCCTGCTTGATACCACTCGTATGCTTTATCAAATGCCGTTTGCGAATTAGCATCTTGTTCTGAATGTGGATCATCAATGATGAGTAGATCAGCACCTCTACCGGTTACCGCACCTTGGACACCGACAGCAAAGTATTCACCCCCTTTATTAGTTTCCCAACGGCCCGCAGCTTTTGAATCTTCTTGTAATCTTGTATTAAATATTTCTCTGTATTCAGCAGAGTCAATTAAGTTTTTTGTTTTACGGCCAAAGCGTACTGCAAGTTCTGCAGTGTGTGTTGCTTGTATAATCTTTAATCTTGGATCATTGCCAATCATCCATGCAGGTAAAAAGTATGATGCAAATTCTGATTTAGTATGCCTTGGTGGCATATTAATAATTAATCTTTTTAATTCTCCAGATTGTAATCTATTAAATTTATCTGCAATAGTTTTATGATGATCGCCCTCAATAAATTCAGGCCATATGTATTTTACAAATGTTAAAAAATCAGAACGTATTTCTCTATTTTTTACTTTATGAATTTTAGTTAGATAATTTAATTTCCAATTTTTTCTTATTTTAGGATCTGCAATTTTATTAATTTTTTTTAAAATATCTTTATCAAGCATAATATCTATTATGGTACCTAAATTGTTTTTAACACCCCCGGGGGTATAAATCCATAGGTAATTTGGGATACCCTAGGGTCCCCTTTTGATGGTACCTTAAAATGATTTTAACAGCTA